GAAGCAGAGTTAATCTTCTTAAACTTCTTCTTCCTTAAAAACCTATCGCGCCTTTCGTCTTTACGGCTAATGTCAGTCAAAACTCTCCCTCTTCTTTGGGTTAATCCAACTATCAGGGATGCTCTCTTCGCTGAACCATCTAAAGTTATTAGCACTTGCCCACTCGCCGTGGCTTCTTTTAGTTCCGTCTTTTCTACGCTTAGCTTGTGGCATTGGCGCACTAGGGTTAGCAAAAAGAAACACTAGCTCAGTGTCTGAAGGAAGTGCTTTGCTTATCCAGATGTACTTACTGAACTCAGCATAGTCCCAGAATCTTCCCTTAGCTTCAAGCAGAATCTTCTTGCCGTCAATCTCTTTGATAAAATCTGGGTGGTAGTTGTGGTCGATAGAGTATGAAACTTTATCGGTGTGGAAACTCCAAACATCTAGGATGCCTGTATGTAACTCATACTCCCAGTTAGAATCGTATCCTTTAATTAGATTCTTTTCAACTGGACGCTTGATCCGCGCTTTGCGGTATCCCTTCTTAACCGATTTCAATGGATGGTTACCTCCCTGCGCTCTAGCTCTGCTTCTATTAACATCTGTAGGTCTTGAAGAAAATCTTCTTCTATATCTACAATAGAATTAGTAAAGCCACCTGCGTTGTACAAGTAACTTCCTGTAGCAATGATCATCTCTTCAATACTCAATTGATCTCTCCAAGAGTAATGCTTTCTATTTCACGTTTAGGGTTAGCTTTAAGTAAGCGGAGTATCTTGTTACCTATCCACTTAGGATGATAAGCGTTGCGGTGCATAGTACGGTGAGCCATAAAGTGTGTCTGCTCGGGCATATAGTTTGTATAGTTTTTAGTGTTTATTTTCTGGCCTTCTTCCTCAGTGACTAAAGTCTTAAACCACTCTACAAATATAGTACTTGAGTGCGCTCGTATTCGCTTAGCTTTTCTTCCGTTCATAGTAGTTCCTCTACTTTAGGCTCGACTACAACCTCTGTTAAGTATGCTCGTCCGTTGGAGTATTTAAAAGTTCGTAGACCTTTACCATCATTAGAATCTGCATAACATTTGAACTTATACTTACACCAGTTACACCCTTTTGATAGCTTCATGTTTCCTTTCTTGCCATCAGGTACTGGAGAATAGCACAATTCGGGTGGAGTATCAAAGTCTAAAGCAGGTATAAGAGAACTAATTCTGGCCTGAATATTTGGCTTATCAAGATCATCAGGGACGTACATACACAACTCACCGCTCTCTTTATTTAACACCAAGAATCCACCTGCTTCTGTACCCTCTGCCGCCTCATACCCTGCAAGCTGACCCAAGTAACCAAACGGATCGTCCTGTGCTAAGCGGCCTTCTTTGAACTTGTTGAACGCAAAACGAGAGGCAGTCTTAACATCGACCACCTCACCGTTAATTTTACAGTCCATGTGACCTACAACACCGTTAACTGTAACTTCTTTTTGCTCGTCCGTTACTTTGTGTCCTGCCATACGGACTAGCATCAACACGATCTCTTCAAGAAGATGGCCGTACAGAAACTTAATCTGTGTTGCCCCATCAATGCCACCGCGTCCTTGAGGGTCGCGCTTCTCATACCACAACTGACGAGAAGGCTTCCCTACATTTGACATACGAACAGTAAACTTCTTATCGCGTTCTCTAGGTGTTGCCCAAGAGATAAGCGCCTGTTTCATATCAGCTACTGTTTTATCTATCTCAGCCTCAGTTAAAGGTAAAGGCACACCGTCTGATAAACTTTCTAAGTGTTTATAGATGTCAGGTACTAATGTATTTAATTTCATGGGGCTGTTCCTGTAGTGAATATAGACTTATATTGCGAGTTGTAACTGAATAATATTAGAATGATCGGCGTGTTTAATCCAACGGCAATTTTTTGTGGACGGATCAAATCCCAGTATCACAACGCCTATTTTTTTCTGACGCGGTGTACGACAAGACTTAATCATTACCTCACCATTATCGAAAACATGCATTGTTTTAACATCTATCTTTACTACAACTTGATTAGGATCAACAGCTATTAAATCTATTTCGCCTGTTCTTCCTGCGTTTCTAAATACTTCATAGTTTTGTTCCCACAACCAAGTTATTGCATAGTTCTCTGCGAGGTCACCCTTTCTATTAACTTCCATGCTTTTATTAATGTGTGTCACTCCAATTACTCCCTACGTTATAGTCCCCATCTAAAGGACAGTTAAGATTAAGTATCTTTCCTGCTTCAACAATTGCCGCAACACCTAGCTTGCCAACAGCATCTGCATGATCTGCTCTTACTTCTATTTGCCATTCATCGTGGACGTTAGCTACAAACTTAGCATCTAATCTATTCTTAGTAATCATTTCTTCTAGAAGTATAAGTGCTTGTTTCATCACGATTGCTCCGGCACCTTGCAACAAGGTATTCAAGGCGGCATGTTCTGAGCGAACGGTAAGCCGTCTACCGTCTAGTGCTTTAATGAATCCTGTTTTAGCTTCTCTTTGTACTCTGTCCGTAAGAGTTTTAAATGATGGTAGGTTATCAAAGAACCGTTGTCTAAGGACTTTGCCACCTGCTCTACCTCTGTTAGCCACAGACCCAAGCTTTGCATCTCCTGCTCCGTACAAGAGGGCATAGATAAAAGTCTTTGCCTGATTTCTAGACTCAAGTCCTGCAAGAGTTTGATTAGTGGTGTGTATGTCTCCATTAAGGATTTCATTTGTATAGCCCTCGTCATTTAAATAATGTGCCAACATTCTAAGCTCAAGCCCAGAAGCGTCTATACCGCATAGTCTGTAACCTTCTGGCACTGTCCAACATGCACGACAGTCTTTACCATAGGGTGAGTTACTACTTGGAATTTGGGCCATGTTAGGATGTGAATGAGTCATGCGCGATGTCACTGCACCATTAGGATTGACGTAGCCGTGAACTCTACCTGTGTCTTCATCAAGCTCCTTGATCCAACTCTTAGTTTGGGCCAAGCGTTTCTGTACCATGAGGTACTTAGCAATCAATAAAGCCTGTGGAATACCTCTAACTTTATTTAAGGTTGCTTCGTCCACAATAGGCTGACCTGTAGGTGTATGCTTATACGGCTTCCAACCAAAACGAATTAGGTACTCACCAATCTGTTTGCGTGAACCCAAGTTAAATGGTGTCTCGGTACGTCTAGCAATAGGCTTACAGTTTATGTCTAAAGACATACGCTCATATTCATCTTCGTGTAGCCTAGTTCCTTTACCGTGTTGATCTACCGCTGTCTTAGCTAATGCACCAGTGGATGTAAACTTAGGGCTGAGTATCTGTGTTGTAGTTACAGGACGAAACTCCTCGTGAACCTCTGTCTCTAGATCGTGTAGCTTTGTTTCAAACATAGCCATCAAGCCCATCACTTTCTGAACGTCCAACAAAAATCCGTTGTTTCGTTGCTGATCAATAATCTTAGCTACAGCGTGTTCTATTTGTACGGACTGTGGTGTGAACCCACGGCTCTCAACCTTCAACGCTTCATATACTTTAGTATTGAGAAGTACATCATTCCTGCAGTACTCTAGCATCTCAGGTGTGTAAGCATCCCAAGCATTTTCTTGCTGACCGAAGTCACCCTTCTTAAATCCAAGGCGATAGCCCCACCCCTCTAAGCCGTGGTTGCCTTCACGAGTTGGCTTAAACAAACGAGACAGCACTAGTGTATCTACAATCTTCTTACTAAACAGATCTACACCTGCAAGTTTCTTAATAACAGGGATGTCATATCCTATTACGTTATGACCTATCAGCTTAGTTGCACCTGCTAACATGTCATAGCCTTCCTGCAGTTGGGTGTTGTCAAACGTGAATACATCCATTGTGTCTACGTCTTGAGCTACAATGCAGAAGATCTTTGTAGGATCTAAGCCGTCTGCTTCTATATCAAATACTAAGTTACTCATATTATTTCCTCTGCGAACTGCGATTCATCATAATCATCAAGCTCTCTAAGTCTACCTGTCTTGTTATCATATAGTAGCTGAGAGGCAATTCCAACATCTCCAGTGTATCTAGACTTCAACACTCTGACCTTAGTGGTCGATGCTTCTATCTGATCATCTGATTGTTGGTTACGCTCCAGTGCAATCACACAGTCACTCAACTGAGCAATACTTTGTGACCCTCTGAGATGATTCAGCCCTGTTTCTATCCCGTTCTCATGCCCCCTGTTGCCCTCTACTCTACGCAAGTGAGACACCAGTATCATACCACAGCCTGTCTCCTCTACCATAGTCCTGAGTCGATGCATAATACCGTCAATAGCTTTACGCTCGTCGTTCTCTAGCGTAGACAGAACAAGCATGTGAAGGTGATCAACTACAATCCATTTACAATCTAAACCAATGATCATGTAGCGTAGCTTACTGAAGATGTCATCAAGGTTATTAACGCCATGATGTGCATGAATCCATACACGCCCTTCATTATCACCCATAAAGACTTTCTTAAAGCAGTTGTCTAACTGTTCATCGGTAAACTGAGCCTTAACACTATCAAGATGTAGCTTGGCGTTAGCCTCTACTGCCATGATACCTTCAGCAGTACGCGACCAGTTCTCCTCAAGAGCTACAACACCTACGTTATCTTCTGTGTTCTCAATCAACCAGTGTTCAATCTCTCTGGTTACAGAAGACTTACCTAGTCCTGTACCACCTGTAAGAGTCACAAGCTCACCTGCTCTCATGCCTTCAAGCTTCTTGTTAAGACCTGCCCACGGATAAGGTATAGCTGTTTTCTTTTCTAGCCTTAACTTCTGATAAGCTTCAAGCTGATCGGATAGATTTAATACACCAGAGGGGGTATAGACTTTGGCATCCCAGAAAGCACTAACATACGCGGCATGTCTACCCTGACGCAACATATCGTTAGCGTCTTTGTAGTCTACAGGCAGTGTCATTATCTTAGCTTTCTTAGGTGTTAGAAGCTTTGCAATTGCTTGAGCGGCTTCCTTACCAATTTTATCGTTATCAAAATTAATGACCACAGAATCGAACGATTCAAGGTACTCCAGATTATTCTTAACATCAGCAACGCCTCCTTGCGCTCCTGATTTTATAGATACGACAGGCCACTTGCTACCCATTAGCTCGTAAGCGGCCATCGCATCACACTCGCCTTCTGTTAATGTTATAAACTTACCACCTGCCTTGAATAGATTCTCTCCAAACAAGCCTACTTCTTTGGCGCTCCCTGTCCAAGCGAAGTTTTTATCCTGCTTACGAATCTTTGTTGCCGCAAATTCGTGTCCATTAAAGTAGGGGTAGTAATGTTTATCGACCTTACCGTTGATCATTGAAGCTTTGACACCGTACTTCTTAGCTGTAGCTAAGCTTATCTTTCGGTCAGTCAATTCTACAAAAGATGCGGCGGTAGGAACATACGCTGAAGGTGTTGCTTCCATCTTACTATTCCTTTGATACACTGTGAAGTCCGTTACGGTATCAGTTTGTTGCACTTCCGATGTGCTATAATTTTTAAAATAACTGTTACAAACAAAACAAAATGCTGATCCATCTGAATTGATGGAAGCCCCATCAGACGAGCCACAAGACTCAGACTGACAGGGTTGGTGCAGTTTAACGAAAGCCATCAGGCTCACTCCTCAGTTGTTTCTACTTCCTCTGTAGCTATTGCCTCGTCCGTGAGGTGGTTAGTTTTAAGATCGTTGATCAGAGAGAGCGTGGCTGATTTCATAAGCCCAATCATAACCTGTGCTTCACGCATTTGAGAATCTGCTTCTACCAAATGTGCTACGATTAAGGTAGCATCATCTGATAGCAACTCTGTATCATAGTTAACTTCATCTACTGTAACAATTCCCATTATAATTCATCCTCCATTTCGCTATCCAATGAATCAAACTCTGCACCATCAGGTGATCCAACTTCGATAAGATTGATAACCTGCATGGCTTGAAAGTCTAAGCCCTTAAAAGTTTTACCTTTCCAATCTGATTCCCATTCTTTGTACTGAACTTTAACTTCAGAACCATTCCCTACACGGGCATCCAGTAAATTCTTATACGCATCTACTAAACGTGGAGCAGGTCGAATCATACCATTGGGGCCGTTAACCTTTCGCTTGATTACAATCGCAGGGCCTTCATCCATCTGCTTAATGCTAAATCCCCGTGATTGAAAATCTTCAGCGACCGCATCGTCAACAACTAGATTGACCGAATACACTGGTTCAAAAGTTGTGTTAGGTGTAGTTGCTGATACCCAATAAGCTGTGCCTTGTAAAATTGCCATGTTACTTTCCTTATATTGGTAATTAAAATTGAATGTGGATTTTACCACAATGATTTATATTTATCAAACTTTATTTTTTTCTTTTCATTAACGTATCATACTCAGTGCTGTCAATAATAAACTGTATGACAGACTGCTCTCTAACATTATACATAACACACGCCCTACTCAACGGTATCTTACCATCAACCACATCTGTCGCGGCTCTAGCTGTTGCAACTGCGGCAGGGCTTGGGCTACCTGATATGCTCTCTGCAAACATTAGTTCCTCTCCTCGTCTATCATTAGCTCTGAAATGTACAGCAGTTTAATAGCCACTGCCATTGTTATAGTACCTACAAATAATAAAACAATATTATATATCATACAAACCTCACTTTAATAATAGAAAAACAACTGCAAAAAAGTATGCAATTGAACATAGAAATAAAAATCTAATTACTCTTACAATTGCTACTGGCTTAGGCTCTTGCTCCATTAGATTATTCTTTATCCATTTCAGAAACCCAAGGCCAGTGTCGCTCAGACAGTTTACTGCTTTCATCATCATCTTCTTTTAACTCCTCTCTATTGTATTTAAAGATAGCATCAAAGTTACTGTTGTATTTCTTTGCGTCTACCTTCCGTTGTCTATCACCTTTACCGCCATGTGTTGAATCACCCATTTTAATCCTCCGGCAGAAATACCTGACCAAAAGTTATGACACAAAAGGGTAGGCAGATAACCGTACCCTCAAATTGTGCCGCCTCGTATGTATCAGAATCATTTAACACGACCCATACTGCACGAGTATCTGTGAACTCTAAGTCAAAACCCACGCCATTACGCAGGTTAAAACTTAAATTATATTTACCAAAAGTTTTTGTCATACTATGCCGCCTTCATAAAGTTATTGTATCTAACAGCCTCACGAACTACCTGCTGTCTGTCGTTATTAATTGATGCAATGTTTACTCTGCTTGAAGGCCGTGAAGCATCAGCATGAGTAGACCAATCAGTCATAGCATTATACACTGCCCAGTAGTTATCTCCAAGTCGTTTAGAATATACACTGGAGTATACATTCCACATGTATTCTAAACTTGTGTTACGTCTAGCCATATCAGCCATAACATATTCAGGAACAGAGTTGCCCTCTGCAAGAAGCTTTAAAGCTGAAGTACATTTAAGTGCAGTAGCAAAGAAACTAAAGGCCGCATAATCACTGCACTCTGTACCGTGCCACTGTTGCCACAGTTCACGCTCAGTGTTAAAGGTCTGCAAACATTTAGTAACTACCCTGCCACCTAACTCAATATCTAAAGACTGAGTGTGTTTAGATTTATACACTGCAACCTCACCACTCACAAAGACTTGGAGATTAGTACAAGCAAACTGAGTTGCGGCGGCACTAATCATGTACGGCCAAGTCCCATCGAAAGATGATATAGATAGTAGGCTCAAAGATGCACTGTCACCATCACTGGTTTTGTATGTATGCTCTGGCAACTTGTGGTGAACAAAAGTTCTTGCTCCATTGTGAGATGTCCTGATTGTCTCTTGCATGTTATCGGTACATAAGCCAGAACGCTCAATGATGTTACGAGTACCGTCTATCATGTGTTTAGGTGCTACTGCCTTGTAGCCTTGACCATGAATACCTAGCTCAGCGCCTGTATCAGTACGATAGATAACATTCTTGGAGCTAACGTGATAGTCGCTGTGAGAAATTAACCCTCCCTTGTATAGCAACTTATCTGTAGCTATATCAAAATCAGCCGCACCATAACCTCCATTGCGGATTGTTGTAAGGGCTGAATTGTTTGTAAACATCGGTGTAATATTATTCATTGTGTTTCTCCAGTAAAATAAGTATAAGTTTTAGTTGACAACAATTTTGAAACTGTTAAAATCTATAAAGTTCTTCTAAGATAACTATTAAATATATTTATTAGTATTCTTATACAAACTATAAAGAATGTATACAAACTTTAAAGTACTATAAAACTTTAAAGTAAAAAAAAGTAAGATCATTCTTCCTTTGTAAAAATCTGATAGTGAGTATCCACTACCTGTAAATCATACTGCTTATAATAGTTCTTGGCCTTAGCATATTTCAGTGCGTCCTCTTCATTAGATGCCGCAACATCTATAAAGTATCCAGTTATTTGAGATACCATAACCTTATACTTCTGAATAGGTTGCTCTAAATCTATTTGGCTTTTAAGTTTTGGCGGTCTATTACTCATACATCCTCCTCAATTATATTAAGAAGCTCAACTCGTAGTTTATTGAGCAAACGATGATCGTTACTCATAACTACTGCCCCTCTTTCACTTAGTTCAACAGCGTTTAAATCATCAAGGGTCTGCTCTAAAGCAATGTTTACAAGCTGTAACAAAATGTCAGGCCGACTAATAGTTTTAGTTGGCGCACACCACCCTATCATTTGATCATTACCCTTAGTTAAATCATTCATAAAGTCTTTAAAATATTCTTTTTTCATTGCTTACTATCTCCTATATAAGTTATTAAATAAAAAGTTCCACCACGCTGTCCAATCTTATGTGCATCTTCTATGGTATCAGCGTACTGAGTACAACCCATCTCGTCCCAATCAATTGCCCACATATTATCTCTCCACCGTTACTTTAAAGTCTGTCGCGTCTATCTCAGCCCTGACAGCATCCATTACTTTAGTTTCTAAAGCATCGTCAATCATAACTTCTACGGCGTATGAATCTGGGAGGTCTAAGTCAGCCAATGCA